CCCGACGATAGAGTTGCTATCAACTATGATTCTATCTGTGTAATCAAGGGCAACACCAAATGTACCGCCACGGATAATGTTATTGCTAATCACACCGTCAGAGATACGACCGCTTGAGTTACCAAGGATGTACACATTTGAGTAAGTGTTAGCAGATTTAAATGAGTTACCCTGAATAACAAAGTCTGTAATTGTGTTTGTGCTTATCGCCTGCAGGATAAGCGCATAGCTTGCTGCGTTATCATTAGTCATATTACCAGTAATCGAAAGATTACGAATGTTAGCACTGCTTGCGGTAATGTGAATATGAATTTCCTGCGCACCGTCAATCAAGTTATCAGCGATAACACAGCTATCAACGGGAATAGTTGCAGTATTATATAAATAGATACCTATGTCAGTATTAGATGTATTAGAAATACTACGAAGTTGATTACCGCTGACTACATACGATGCAGAACCCACGCCACCAGTTGGACCTACGATAATACCATACCGATGTGTACCAACGATGATGTTCTTGGATATGATTGCATTTAACCCATACACAGCAATACCGTCCTGAAATGAGGTATATGCGTTAGGCGATTCAATCGTATTACCGACGATGTTAGCAAAATCATTGCTGCCATGGAAGAAGATAGGATACTCAGAAACACCCGCCATAACATTGTTATTGATATTAATGGCTATGTTAACACCGGTCCCACTGGAAGACACAATACCGCGAGTAGATGCTTCAAAATAATTGCCGGTAACATTAATGTTACTACTAGCGGTTGCAATATTAACACCGACTGCACCCGTGCCCTGAATAATACGGAAAGTTGAATTAGCCACGCTAGAGTTTATGCACCGGGCAAACTGAACTCCAGCGTAATCAAAGTTATTAAAAGTACATGCGTCTACACGTACGTTTTCACAATAATTAAACGTGAGTGCAGCCTGCTGATTAGCCAAAGCACCGAGGAATTTTACGTCCTGCAGGAGAATATCGCTGGCTACGGTAAGCGGAGAAATAGACGCGGTGTTTGCTGTGTTGTAAGCATACAATACAGGGTTATACAGCGTAAGCTGTGTACCGGAGTCCACAGATTTAATCTTAACAATCTGCCCAACTGTAGTGCCCGAAGTAAACACACCGTTGCTACCGAGGTAAGCATACTGATTGGCAGCAAATGTAGCAGTGCTCCCAACCGTAATCGTGGCAGAACCAGCGGCAGTATTGGCAGTAAGAGTAACTGCAGTCCCTTGCGTACCATTAAATGAAAGCAGTGTTTCGGCAGTGCCGATAGCAAAGTTAGGTGCGCTCGAATAGTCAAGCGTCATATTCCGCAGATGATACCCGCTACCGGAGGCATTGTACTGTGTGTTTATCTTGTAGGTCTTACCAAGGCCATCAAGGTTTTTACCGACGGACGCGGCAAGCGCAGCGTAGAACGCAGCAGAATCATCCGTAGACCCATCGCCAACGGCTCCGAAGTCCAGTGGGGTAACCACGTCACGCAGTTTGCTTTGGGTCGTACGAGCGACCGCCCCTGTACCAGTGGCAATGTGTCCAATGTATGTAGAACCATTACTAGCAGCCAGCTGAGCGTTAACAGCAGCAACAGCTGCAGCAGTAGTTGTGGTGCTAATAGCAGTTACATCAGCATCGAGTTCAGCAATCGCAGCCTGCACGTTTGTCGAGGCAATCGTACCCGTTGGGTTAAACCCAATAGTAGCAGCACCGCCCGATGCAGAAAGCGTAGCTTCCTTAACAAGCGGAAACCCACCTGTAGTAGAGCCGTTGTGTACAACTACGGTATTCTTTGTAGTGTCAACAGTGATTTCTCCGGCGGCACCGACGAACGATGCGTGCTGAACGGTAGTACCACGACGACGCTGAACTACTTTACTCATCACACTACCTCAACCCATGACAGAGTTTCTTCATCCCAAGTATACCTATTTCCGTCAGAAGGGTAAGGGGTAGGTGGTTCCCACTGGCAAGTATCTTCGTTTAACAGCCAACTAGGGCATGGTTGTTTTGCCATAAAAGCATCACGCACTGGATCATAGATAAACCCGACCCCCGCAAAATTTTTACGAAAAGGAGTTCCGCCATCTGGTAGCCCGTCAGGGCCATAATGAACGCCACCCATAGTGTTGTAAGATGTTTGAATCCAGCGTGCAGGGTCACCAAACGCACCCGTGTCTATAACGTCCTGTTCAATGACAAGCACATTAGTGACAACATTGTTCTCATCAACATAAGCAAAGTGAGACATCATATCCTCATGTCAAATAACGGATGCTAACAATACCGGAGCCGCCTGCTCCTAGTGGGAAGCCACCTGCGCCGCCGCCGCCTGTGTTTGCTTTACCAGCAGTTGCAACACCAGCACTATAGAACCCACCGCCGCCACGACTTCCACTTGATTGTGCGCCCCCTGCTGAACCACCACCTGCAGCGAAGTAACCCTTACCTGTAGATGGCACAGTGCTGTTGCTTGTATCAGTTCCATACTGTTCAAACCCAGTGGCAAGTTTACCAAGACCGCCTTGGGCGCGGGTAGTGTCATTTGTGTCAAGCGGAGAAGCCCCTGCGCCGCCGCCTGCGCCGCCCGCAATGCTTGATGCACCAGCATTACCAAACCCGGCGTTCAAACCTGATTGAGACGGCTGTAGACCCGCACCGCCATTAGCTGGATCACCGACTTGATTCTTCTGCCCGCCGCCGCCGGAACCACCTGCGCCGCCATTATATGGCGGTATTCCAACACCAGATGTTGGCGAACCATAACCGCCGCCAAGCGCAGTATAAGTTGATCCGAGTGTTGTTGAGAGGCCGTTAGCGGCTTGCGCTGCGCCGCCGCCGTTTGTACCACCTGCGCCAATCCCAATAGCGTAAGAGCCGGGTGCTAGATTCTGCGCGGTCCGGTAGATCATACCGCCGCCGCCGCCGCCTTGACCGTACATATAACCGCCGGGACCACCCCCGCCAACAACAAGGACATCACAAACTACTGTCCCGCCTGCGATGGTTAGAGTGCCAGATGATGTAAAGGTACGGATTGTATAAGCACCATCATATGTAACAGTTCCACCTCCTGCTGACGGCGCAACAGGTGTTGCTGAATTAGATGCAGCGGAAGCCGCGCCGTTGCCAACAGCGTTTGTGGCGTAAACCGTAAACGTATAAGTTGTATCTGTTGTAAGTCCTGTAACTGTTACAGGAGAAGTTGATCCCGTTCCAGTGAGGCCACCGGGCGAAGAAACAGCCGTATAACTAGTGATTGTAGAGCCGTTGTCGCTAGACGGAGTAAACTCAACAGTTGCGGTTGTTGCACCTGAACCCGCTGCTGTTCCAATAGTAGGCGCAGCAGGAACAGATGGCAATTTAACTAAAGGCCATGTTTGCGCTGCGCCATCACCGACCGCGTTAGTTGCGTAAACAGTGATTGCGTAAACAGCACTGTTTGCTAACCCTGTAACAGTGAGGGGGGAAGACGCGCCCGATGCCGTTCCCACCAAAGAACTTCCAGCGTACACTTTTGCCGTATACCCCGTAACTGCGCTGCCATTAGGATACGCCGCCCCAAAAGGAATTTGAATAGACGAAGTAGATGCAGTAATTGATGCTATTGATACAGTCGCCGCCATTGATGTTGAGGTGACTGTCTGCGAAAGAGAAACCGTGTAAGTTCCTGTTGAACCACTTGTTCCAGTTAACTGAGCAGTGATGATGGTATATTGTGAAACATAGTTCCCGGTGGTTCCACCAGAAATTGATTGCCCAACCGCCAACACCCCGCCAGTCGCGGTAACAGTCATGGTTGTTCCGCTAATTGATGCGGTAAAACTAAAAAAACTAATTGATGGCGCACCCGGAACAGAAGCGGCAGGAGTTCCGGGCCAACTACGCGCACTAAGATTCTGCTGCTGCTCATCCATAGACCACATGCCACTCGCAACGGCTTGCGATGGCGTGTTTAACGGACCAATAATGCCACCATTGCCCTTACGCATTAGGAAATAACCTCTCCAGAAGCGACAGCTTGAAGTTTGCCTGAAGTATCTGCTGTCAGGCGCAATTCATCGCCTTCCTGAAGATAGATTGATTTAGACAAAACATCCAAGCCCGCCCCCGCAGGGATGGGAACTTGATATAGCATGTTATATGTGTTTGGCGACCGATAAAGGGCAACAGTAATCTTGTATGATGCAGCGGGGTCAATGTTCCCGACATACAAGGCGTCAAGTTTTATGACCGTGCTAGATGCGGCAGTAACGATTGCAGCAGCAGATGTGGTAACAGCTAAACCCCATGTCCTGCCATAAATAGTTGTGACATCGACAATATTTTTTTCGACCATTTTTTAACCTCCAAAGACAATAGCCATTGCAATGGCCTTGCCTGTTGTTGCTCCACCTAGAGCACTAAGAGTAGTTTCCCCAACTGCTCCAGCATTGTTATACAGGACTTTACCAGAAACACCACCTGTAATCGGTGTCGTATTAACTGTGAGCGATGCACCAACAACAGAGGGTGGTGCCCACGTAGGCAAGCCTGTATTAGCCATAGTAAGTACACGGCCTGTTGCGCCAGCAGGTAGTCCGTTCAATACACCGGCTGAGGAGCCGTATAGAACAATACCCTTATTGACAGTTGATATACCGGTACCACCGCGTGCTGGTGGTAAAGTACCTGCTGTGATAGCCGAAGCGTTAATGGCAATGCTATTAGTTGCTGCAGAGGTAATCTGCCCCTGTGCGTTTACCGCAAGAACCGGAACAGATGATGCGGTCCCGTATGTTGATGCAGTAACAGCTGTGTTAGTGATCTTAAACTGTGTACCGGTGAGGGTAAGGCCAGTTCCGGCTGTGTAAGTAACCCCAGCGGCACCAAATTGGGAGAACGTAATGGACCCAGACCCCATTGTAATCGGTGCTGCAGTCTGCTGGGTCCACGAAGTGTTACCGTTTAGGGTGCCAGAAAGGACAAAAAAGAAGTCCCCGGCCTTCAATTCTGCGGATTGATCGTAGTCTGTAGCACGCGTAAGAACCCAATTTGCTGCCCCAGAACCCTCATTTGTGAGGGTATAACACCCGTTTTGGGCGGCAGTTACTTGGTTTTTTACAAGGATACGCACGCCATTTGTAACATCTGTGGCTGTAAACGTGCGCCCATCAATAACAAGCGCAGCCTGCGTACCTGAATTTGTCAGAGTTGCGTTAACTCCGAGGGTACCGTTGGCATATGTCGCTGTAAGTGCGGCAGTTGTTGCGTAGTTTGCAGCCTGCTTAAACGTGATACCAGCAGCAAACGAATCAACATATGCCTTATTAGCTAGGTCTGTAGCATTAGATGGCGTTGTAGATACCGTTCCAGTTGTAAGCGTTACGTTAGTAAGGCTATCAAGGACATATGATTTGATCTGTGATGCTGATGTCTTTACAGGGCCAACACCTACTGTCTGCACATTAGGAAATACGTCTGCATCAGTGACTGATGCACCCGGAGACAAACCTGAAATCTTGGTATTAGCCATGTGGTTCAGCCTTCAAGTAAGAAATAATCACCGGTTTCAGTCAGCAATAAATCAGTATTGCCTTCTAGTTCAAGGTAACTTGTATCCACAGGAGTAGGATCAGGGCGTATTACCCGCAAAACCCTATATGCCCACAGGATAAGTTTCATGATTAACCCCGGAATACCATGTAGATGTCTACTGCGTCTGCAGTACCACCCGATGTAGATGGGCGAAGATATGCTGCACAGTTAGAGGTCTCTACCATAGATGCTTCTGTAACTGAGACCGGGCTACCGGTCAAATCTCTAAGGGCAAACCAGTTAGTGCCGTCGTTACTCTGCTCGATTATAACTGTGCCGCTACCAAAGGTACCGCTGATCTGGATTGAAATTGCCAAACCATATTGTTCAGAAACCAGATACGGATTGACTGTATCGCCAGTTGCAATAGCAAGCCATGCAACACGAGGTACCCCGTTGGGTGCGCCGATAACACTAATAGCAGGAGTAACAGTAGCCATAATAGCCTCCGCAGATGCGCTTAGTGGCAAGGTATATATTAAAAAATACTATAGTGCAATACACAAAAAAGCCCCCCGCGGAAAGGAGCAAAAACGCGGGGGGCCAAGTCTGGGAGGATACGAACACGAGCGAGGACGAATCGCTCACAACCTTTATATCAAAACTACTTTGATTTCGCAAGTACTACGCTTACAATAATCATGTCCAGCCGGTGGCTGCGATTGGTTTAATCTCACGGCGGGACAGACTATACCCGCCCTCACTTGCGGTAGCAATATGCAACATAAGATACTGAAGTGCCTCAGCTACGTGGCTGTGCTTGTTCTTATCAATGTCACTGTCGCCCTTGGGCTTGAAGCGGTACCCGCCCATCATGGCAGCTTTCAACTGCGTACACCGAGGGTCCACGACGAACGCAGGGTCACCGTCAACCTGCCGCATAAGGTAGTCGTCCACAGCACTTATCCGCGCCGACACATTGTTGGTCTTAGCCGCTATTACTTTGAACCCTTCAGCTTTAATAATATCGACTGCGCTGCGTTCGTCGGTTTGCGCCCGCTGCAACCCAGCAGGGTCCGTTACTATAAGGATTGGTGCGCCGCTGAACCTTTCGAACAGCAGCGGTTTGAGTACAGTCCTAACAAATCTCTGTACCCCCATATCGAAACTAACGGCCTCCGCTAGTATCAGCGCACGACCACGGGCATCCTGCTGTCCGATGACCGCAGCAGGTGTCAACCCCAAGTCCATACCCACCACGATGGGCCGCACCCCGTTCGTCGTATAGCGCAGCTTCTCCCGCCCCATGTGATAGTCCGTGCGGAAGTACTTATACACCGGCATACCCGCAGAACTCAGACCATACTCGCCGTCGATGTAAATGCGTATGTATTCTTCCGACCGCCCCTGTGTATCGTAGTACCCATCCGGCAAGTTCTCGATATTCTCCGCATGATGCGTCCGACCCGACGGTTGCTTGAACACATCCCACCCGTTGTCGTTGGGAGACACTCCATCTTTCGGATCGAGCTTCTCCATCTGGTAATACCACCACGTATCCATGGTTGGCGGGTTGGTATCCCCCCACATCCCATGCCAAGTCGGCCCCCCATCCTTGTTAGACGGGAAACGACCAATACGTTTAGACATAGCATCCACGATATCAGGGTGAATATCTCTACACTCGTTGAACCATGCGAAGGTCAACTCCAGTGAGTTCAAGTTAGCAACGTCATCCGCGTCGTCGAGCGCACGGAACATAATTTCGCACTCAACATCCCCCACCTTGAAGAAATATGTCTTGGTAGTGCGCATATAGTTGCCACATTCGCCCGGTGGGAACCAGTCAAGGAAGGTTTTAATGGTCGTATCCTGCAACTGACGCGCAGTTTCACGCACAACAGCCGCACGACTGCGCCGAATCCCGTTCTTATTGGGTTCCTGCATACATGCACGCCTAACTACCTCGAAACTGCAGGTAACAGACTTGCCAGACCCCACCGGACCCATCAAAACCCGCATTTTCTTGTCGGATTCCATGAATTTCTTACCCGTAGGGGGTGGTGTGTAGTCAATTTCCAGTGCCATGTGGCTCTCCGAGCATAATTATGATGTATCTAAGCCCCAATCGGCGGTTCTTTTTGATGCGAGTCTGATACGACACCCCCCGCATAGCCAATAAACGCTCAATTTGGCGGGCTTTCACCGCACTTCTAGTCTCAATCTTCGTCATAACCCAGTTCTTTGGTGGGTTTCGTATGGCTTTCGCCTACTTTAGCGTCAATAACTGTGGCATTTCCTAGTGTTTCGTTGCCCAGATTGATAGTTATACGCACTCCACCGGCATTTCCGGTGTCTACAGCGTCACCTTTAGGCTCAAGCCCTGCCCACTTAACCGTTGATTTGATAAGATCAGCCTTAACCGCAGCACTTACGTCAGGGCTATGGATCAAAAGCCAAGATGTTTTCAGGAGTTCTTCAGCCTGTGAGCGTGCTTTCATCTTGAAAGTTACGCCCTTGTCCTTGATCTCATCCCTAAACCCACCAACTTTCTTCAGGAACACAGGGTCTTTATTGAATCCTGACAAGTCAGCTACAGTAATCTGGTGGCGTTGCAATAGTTCAGTGACATCCTCTCCACTGCCTTCGAGTCGAAGCGCAATGTCAAAGGCTAGTCTATCCGACCACTTAGTTGTATCGAGCGGTGACATATCCATAGCGATATCATACTCCCTCATTTTCAGGATGTATACCCTCACGTTCGTTATAGTGCAATATCCTGTGGCAGTTAGCACATAGCGGTATACATTTTTTAGATTCTTCTATCGCTGCTTTGACGCAACCCCTACGGGCAAGTTCACCAACGGATCGCTTATCCTCATACACCACGTGATGGAAGTCTAGAACTGCCGGATGGCTGAACCCGCACTGTGCGCAAGACAAGGTAAGTTTGTAGTCATGCCACTTAGCCATGTTGGCAATACGAAGTCTGCGCATCTGCGCTAGGCGTTTCTCACGGTTCTTATTGTAAGCCCGCTTATTTCGGCGACGCTCACCTTCCTTCCTGCGGGGGTCTTCGGGATCAGCGTAGGCCATAACTTTACACCTTCTAAAACTTTACACGTGGATTTTTTGGGTCGTGTTATATGCGGTATACTACACAAGGCGGGGGGGTCGCAATACGCTGTCCATGTGGTCCCCCCTTGGCAAGCGGCGCGACAAAAAAGCATCGCGCGTGCGCGCAAAGCATAGTCGGCGACTAGCTTGGAAAGCCTGATTTTGCCTAAGACTTGACATTTAGTAAGGTTTGTTGTCTATTGATTAGGCCAGATCAAACGGTCTGGCGAGCGGAGTTCCGCTCCGCTCTTTGACAACTAAATAGGAGACTACCATGAGCAACGACCTCAACTGGGTTGCCGTCGATTCCGAGAACCTCTCGAAGGAATTGGCCTCGAAGCTGAACAAGCTCAAGCTCGCTCAAGCCGCCGCTAAGGTTGCACGGGATGATTTTGAGCTGGCCTTCACAAACGCGGCGAAAGCCAAGGGCGTGATCGAAAAGACTGAAGGTCTGGCCTTCGGTTATCGGTTCGGTCGAGTAGCGGTCGCTAAGACCGAGGGCAACGCAAAGCCGAAAGCATCAACCAAGCCGATGCTTAAACTCTAAGACTAACGGGAGAGGCGCAAGCCTCTCCCTCCTTTTCCCCTTAATGGAGTGCACAAGATGCGCAATGAAGTTTTGTCCGTCGTGATCCCGCAGGGTCGCAATCGCAAGCCAGTGACTGTCCAGATCACAGTCAAGAAAAAACGCGCAGAGGCAATCACAAGATTGCTCTTACTCAAATACAAAATCAAACTGACTTAACACCAACGGGAGAGGCGCAAGCCTCTCCCTCAACCACGGAGAAATACAATGCGAGGATATTGGGAACCTACTTGGTTCGAGATGATTATGTTTGTGATTGCAATCTTTGTAATCGGAAGCCTCTGAGATTAGCCCGCCGCAAGGCGGGTTTTTCTTTGTCCTTATTCTAGATGCACTCGCTCTTAGTTGTTCAGCGTCTAGCTCTCTTGCTCAGGATATATAAGGACCATACGTCGGGGGCATCTAGGTCGTTACAACGCGAATGTATAGCGTTACTTAACACTAGACGTCGTATAGCTTAGTAACTTAACACTCTAGCCCTAAGTCATTGATATTGTTACAACAATCTATAAAATCTAAACAATCTATTTTTAACTTAACACGCAAAAGTGCCTGATACTTTACATACTTTACAGTAAAGTTACCAGAAAACCCAATGAATCCAAGGAGTTGGAGTTGGTATATATATATATAATAATCTAAACAATCTATATAATATACCCTTTTTGCTATCTTTGACGCTTCTAAATTATTTTCTACATTGGATTGTAAAGTAACCTAACTTAATACCTTACATGTAAACTTAGTATCTCTATAATTGCTGCACCTCATTGCATCGAAAAACATAGATTGTTTAGATTGTTGGTCCTAACCCATTGATAATCCACAAAATAAATAATCTATTTTTTAATCTATCCCACCACCATTTATAGATTATATCCCTGCATTTATAGATTGTTTGGTGTTAAGTATGTATGTGTAAAGTTTAATCCGAGGCAAACTTGACAAGCTCGGCGAGCCGTGCTAGGCTTGGGGTCCGTCGAGCTTCTCTCGATGGGTTATATATTATAATAACTTAACACATACAGTGGAGCTACGGCTATGAAACTAGAGAACGCAAGTTTACTCCTATCAGACCGTCATGGTATTTATATCCCCAAGACATTCGCTGAAAGTTTCGGTGATTGGGGTATATCAGATGGTGATAAGACCATACTTACCACTGGTCCTGAACATGAGTGGTATTGGGAAGCATGGGAATACGTCCTTCAATACGCTAAGTTTACTCAAAACAATACCACCTATTACCTCTACCAAGACGGTGATCTGTGGGCTGTGCCAGAAGATGACTACATGGCTGATGATGAGTGTGATGGGGAGAACGTCTAATGATCACGACAACCAAGGCACAACGAGTAGCTATTGCTAAGTATGCTAGACGTATGGAGTTGCCCTATAAGCAGGTCCGTCTAACTATACGTCCTACGTTTGGCTGTGATGGTGCTGTGGTATTGCCATACTACAGCATGTTTATCTGCATTGAACGTGATGGATATGCACACTCTTAATCAATCATAAAGGAGCAATACAATGAGCAATAAAACAATCAAGGGTATTACTAACAACCAGATGCGTAAACTTGTGGAGTCCAAGACACCATTTGTTAATGGCAACAAGACTGTGATTGCATACTATCATGGCAACGGTTGTTATGTGGTTAACTCGTATGGTGCTCACTATCCCATGGTTATATTCGAGCCTACTACCAAGATGTGGTTCTTTAACGAGGATGGATCATCACGAACAACTAACCGCCATAGATCACTTACCCGTCCATATGGCGTTAACTCATACTATCTTAGCACTTACGCAATGAAGCGACTGCTAGATGGTGGCTATAACTACCTTGTAAATCAACGCATCTTTAACGGTTTGAGGTTATCAGCATGACTGATATTATTGAGATGAGAGAAATGACGCTTAACCACAAGCGTATTGCCTATACCAACAAGACTGAGTTTCTAGTTCAGTCTGGGAAATATAACCATGTGTATAAGACCGTCTACTCGTTTGTTGGTGATCTAGAACAAGCTATATTCCACTTCAACTGTATCCATATCATCTATGGAGAGAAGAAACGACTGCTTGCACCATCACTTAACAAACCAGTATTAGCTAGGGTTTATAGTAAATAAGGCGAAACAGGGCTAAGCCCTGTCCACTGGTAATGCCAGTGCTGATGAGCCTCTAGCTTGCCGATAGGCAGCTACCTTCATCTGATAGTAACTTAACAGGAGATACTTACACTATGGCTAAACAGGCTTTGAAACTTTATGTCCTCAAGGATAACAGTG